ATTATAATAAGTTTTACAAGGTATTACAATTATGTTAATTGGTTCTGCTATTTTAGTAGACGACATCGTATATTGGTTGAAATTTCCAAATCGACATGGTGATGTAGCAAATAAAATGTTCGATGTTTCGGTTGCATTTATAAAAGATAAAGTCATGGGATTCGTTAATGATAATCATGAATTTTTGAATAGACAAGAAGCCGCAGAATATGCGTTTACAACTGGACAGATTAGTAGTAAAGTGACCGTATTAATGAGTGAAGATTTATTTTAGAGGATAATATGATTATTGTAACTATCGGAGTTAGCGTAGGATTTTTATTATTGGCTAATTATGCAATAAAACAACGCGAACAAAACATTGAATTAAAGGTACGCATTTCCGAATTAGAAAATGAACTGACACTAACACAAAAAGAAAAATTAAACTACGAAAATAAATATTATTCTGTCATTGATAAATTGAAAATTAATGGTAGTAAAATTTCGACGTCCGCACTTAATACACCGAAACAAACGAGTGAAAATAATCATTCAAGCGAAACTGCTTCGTTACCAAGCGCAATTCCTTTAATTAGTGCGAATGAAATTATATCTTCAAGTTCTAATGATTGTACATCATCATACTGTAATAGTGATAGTTCATACGATACTGGAAGTTCTTCTTGTTCATCATCGGATTATTAAAATGAAATATTTATTATTAACTGTATTATTAACTGGTTGTACATCTGAAATAAGCGTAACAGAAATCGAATCCGCTTATAAATTATGTAGAAATCAAAACGGATTAGTTTCTATCGTGAAGTCAGATGGAAGCACGTTAGCAAAATGTACCTCTGGTAATCCTATTAACATTGGAGCTTTGAAATGAGTTTTTTCCTAGATGTAGAAACATTAGCAGTAGAATCAAATACTGTCATTTTATCTATTGGTATGTGTTATGCCAGAATGGATTCTACTTATTCGGATTTACAAAAGGATAGTATCTTCATTAAGCTAAACGCGAAAGAACAAATCGAAAAATATAAACGGGTCACTTCCAAAGACACTTTAGATTGGTGGGACAAACAACCAATCGAAGCCAAACGAATTTCTTTATTCCCTAGCGATACAGACGTCAATATTTTAGATGGTTTAACACAACTTAGAAAATGGATCGAACAATATCCTAACTATAAACAAGAATTAGTATGGGTTCGTGGTAGTCTTGATCAAATGTCAATCGATAGTTTATGTAGAGCCACCGGCGTTGACTTTATATTCCCTTATTGGAATTATAGGGACACTAGGACGATGCTAGATTGTATTAAAACTACTACAGAACGTGGTTATTGTAAAGTAGAGTATCCACATGATGATTTAAACTATGAAGAATTATTTAAATTGAAACATCACCCGACTGTGGATTGCCAGATTGACGCAATCCAGATGCTATTCGGTATCTAACAATACGGATCGTCTAATCCACGAGCCATTTTACTTTGTACAGATTCTATAATAAACTTAGGATAGTTCTTTAACAATACGGAGAAATAAATGAGTAGTAAATTATACACTAATGTATTCAAAATGAATGACAAAATCTATGCCAGATTCGATACTGGAACAGAAATCATTGATTTTAAACCAACTATGTATGTCAGCTCCAGTAAGGATAAAAGCGACCAATGGAAAACAATGAGAGACGAAATCCCAGTTTATCCTATTAAACCTGGATCAATGAAAGACACAGATAATTTTATCGAACAATATAAAAATACATCTGGAATCATTGTCAACGGGTACCCTAATTATGTCGCGCAATTTATATCAGAACAATATCCAGAAGAAATCCAATGGGACATCGATAAACTAAACATCGTTGCAATCGATATTGAAACAACTGCATCCATGAATTTTGGCAATAAAAAAATAAAAATTAGAAAAAATAAATCATAAATCTCTATGTCATTTAAATATAATTAACTTTAATTGATAATGCAAAACAACGTATTTATAAAGAAACTGACTATACTGAAGTCCATCATATTATTCCTAAATGTATGAACGGTGATGATAGTAAGTCTAATCTAATTAGATTATTTGCTAGAGAACATTATACCGCTCATGCATTATTAGTTAAAATATATAAAAATACACAATATATTTCTAGCTTAATTTGCGCATTTAGATTTATGTCTATAGATTCGCATAATGGAAATAGGAATAATAATAGAAAATATGATTGGTGTAGAAAATTATTTGTTGAAAATCATCCAAGTAAAACAGAAGAAGGTAGGTTAAAAATTATAAATGGTATTAAAAATAAATTTATTACTAGAATATGTATTTGCGGTTGTAATGAAACTTTCGAAGTTAATATTAAAAGCGATAAAAAATTTTTACCAAATCATTTTCAAAAAATACAATATGAAAATGATAGTAAAAAAACTGAACAAAGTGAAAGATTAAAAAATTTTAATAATTCACTAACACAAGAATAACAGAAAGAACGACTTTCAAAATCTTTATGGGTATGCGATCATATAAAAAGAGGTAAATCTATATCTGCTGGTAAAAAAGGTAAAAAGACAAACCAAAAACGTTTAGAGCAAGAAAAATATGGGAAAATGTCAGAAGAAGAATTTATAGATTATATTAAAGATAGAACGCTTGCAATGAAAACAAGAATGACTAATAGAAGGAATGAATACTTAAATGAACAATTATCAAGAAATACTGATTAATGAATTTTTAGACAATTATAATACAGCCGATTATGAAGTTTTTGATGAATTAACAAATTCATGGGTTAGTTGGAACGAAACAACTTATTATACTAATTATAATGATGGTTCTTTTCCTAATTGGCGTAACCCAGTACAAGAAATCCTTTTAATCACCTTAGTCGACTTCAAAACAAAAACACCCATCACTTTCGGTAGCAAACCTTATACCGGGCACAACCCAAATTACATCTACACAGAAAACGAAAAAGAACTACTACTTAAATTCCTTAATCATTGGAAAAATAATCAACCTGATGTGATCACGGGGTGGAATAATAATACGTTTGATATTCCTTATGTATACCACCGAATGACTAAAGTCTTAGGCAAAGACATTACTAACCAACTTTCACCATTTAATATCTGTAAACCATGTCCACCAAAATCACCAGCAGCCAAAGCATTCATCAAAGACGGAGAAGACAGAAACATCTGCATCAGATTATTCGGAATCAGTAACCTAGACTACATGGAACTATTCAAAAAATATGGTCGCGGTACTTATGAATCATATAAATTAGACCATATCGCACAAGAAGTTTTAGGACACACAAAAGTCAACCACGATGAATTCGAACAATTCAAAGACTTTTATAACGGCAACCCAATTCCAGACCAAAATGGTAACGATTTACAACAGTTAGCATTCCAACGTGATCAATTTGTTACAATTAGTGAAGACTATATTAAACTAGATAACCAACTAAAACAATTGTGCTGGAATAAATTCGTGGATTATAACATTATCGATACTATGTTAATCACGGACTTCGAAGAAAAAGAAGGTATGATTAAACTGCATATTGGTATCGCTTATCTTGCAAAAATTAATTACGAAGATGTTTATTCTCCAGTTGGTATGTGGGAAACACTTATCTTTAATTACTTGAATAAAAAGAAAACAACGATGCCTTTACAAAAGCACGGCAAAGTTAAAGAATCTTATCCAGGTGCCTATGTTAAAGATCCAATCGTTGGTATGCATGAGTGGGTTGCATCTATGGATTTAGCATCATTATATCCACATCTAATTATTCAGTATAATATCAGTCCAGAAATGTTAACGGACGTTTATTACCCTGATATTGATGTAGATTACTTATTAGCTAAAAAACCGTTACCAGATGATGGCTTAATTAAAACTCCTAGTGGTTGGTGTTATAAAAAAGAAGAAAGAGGTTTCCTTCCTGAGTTAATGTTATCATATTATAATAGAAGAAAAGAAGTCAGAAAGGAACAATTAAAACTTGAACAAGAGTTGGAATTAGTTAAGAAACGTTTATCTGAAATTTAAGGAGTTGAAATGAAACAAATCAATGAAATGTCTAAACAAGAATTATTAGACTATAAAAAACATTTAACACAAACAATATCAACAAAAGATAATGAGCAATTAGCCATTAAAATCGCTTAACTGTTAGGTGATTTAAAACTGTGTGAAAACGGTGGATATCTAGAACAGACAATACCGTGCCAAGCCTCAGTTTAACGTCGATAGATGTCACTCTGTTGAAGGTGTAACGACTATTCCTACGGGAAGTACAATCAAGTGATTGGAAGCGCACAGCACACTATTATTAGATGTGAAGAGATAGTCTATTCTATATAGGGATATATAGCTGTCTTAATTGACGGGTATAGAAATAACGAATCTATACTGAATGAAAAAGATTAACAGCTTATATGGCAGTTTAGGAGAATCTAACTTTTTATTCTTTGATATTAGGATGGCAACAACAATTACGTTGGCAGGGCAGTTAGCAATTAGATGGATTTCTAATACATTTAATGAAAAGTTAGGAGAAATGTTAAAAACTAAAGATAAAGATTACGTTCTTTACGCCGATACCGATAGTGTTGCGGGTGATTCTGTAATAAGAATCAATGGGTTAGAACAATCAATAGAATCATTTTATGATAGTTGTCAGGTATTTATTAAACGGGATGAATTAAATAAGGACTATGTAAAACCTGTTGACGATACATTTACGTTAAGTATTAATCCAGAAACACAAGAATTAGAATCTAAAAAAATTAAGTATGTAATGAAACATAAGGTAAAAAAGAAAATGTTTAGAATTACATTAAATGGTAAGTCCGTTGAAGTTACAGCGGATCATAGTATTATAATTAAAAGAGATGGTAAAATTTTAAATGTCAAGCCTACTGAAATCATTAAAACAGATGAACTTATCTTTATCTCAAGCTAGAGATAAAGTTATTGATAAAATGAATAAAAGTAATTTAACTGCATCAGATGAATGTATAGATGCAGTTGCTAAATTTTTATTGGATTGTATCGATAACGATTTAAAATTACAAAATGTATTTAAGCATACAATCCCAAATTTTATAGAATCTAATCAAACAGAAAATTTAATCGAAAGATATAAAAGGATTCTTGAAATTGGTAATAAAGTTACTTTAGACAAGATGATTTTATATCAAGCAAAACCAGCTATATTTAAATCAACAGATATCCCGAAATTTAGAGGGTATACGAATAAAACTGCACAAGAAATATGGAATAAAGATATTAAAAAGAAAGCAGCTTTATTAGAAGAACGTAATATGGACATTTATTACGTTTGGGAGTATGATTTCCGAAATAATAAATTAGAAACAATTGAAAAGGTAACCGAATATGTTAGAAGTAAAATTTTATAATAATTTTGTAATTGAAGATTTAGGTGAAATAGAATTAGATGTATTCGATATCGAAGTCGAGGATAATCATAACTTTTTTGCTAATGATATTTGTGTCCATAATTCTAATTTTATTTCGTTAAAGGATATTGTTAATTCATCTCCAGTAAAGGATAAATCAGTAGAAGCTAAAATTGATTTTATGGATAAGTTTTGCGATAAAGTATTACAACCAATTATCAATAAATCTTATGACGAGTTAGCGGAATATACTAATGCTTATGAAAACAAGATGATTATGAAGAGGGAGAAGCTATCTGACCGATTTTTACTACATGCAAAAAAGAAATACATAATTTCTGTTTATGATAATGAGGGTGTTCGTTACGCAACGCCTAAAAAAGCAGTTACAGGATTAGAACTTGTCCGTTCATCTACACCAGCAGTTGTTAAAACTGAATTAAAGGAATTACTAGATACTGTATTATACGGCGATGAAAAAACGTTACAGAAAAAAGTTGCTGATTTTAAATCCGATTTCATGAAATTTCCAGTAGAGGATATTTCAATTCCTACTGGTGTTAATGGTGTTAATGTTTATTCTGGTTCACCTAATTCAATTTATACACAGGGTACACCAATTAACTCTAGGGCAGCTTTATTGTATAACCATCATCTTGATGAAATGAACCTTACTGATAGATACGAAAAGATTTTCGAAGGGAACAAAATAAAATACCTTTATTTGGACAAGCGAAATCCTAGTAAAGAAAATGTAATTGGTTTTGTTGGTAAATTGCCAGTTGAGTTTGGATTACATAAATATGTGGATAAGGAATTAATGTTTGAGAAGGCGTTTTTAAATTCTTGTAATACGTTAATTGCTCCTTTAGGTTGGACATCGGAAGAACAATCTTCGTTGGAAGACTTCTTCTAATAAAAATACCCTTATACCAACTAAGATATAAGGGTATTTTGTTGTGTACGCGGTTACCGCGTTGCTCAATAATTTATTTCGGCATAACTAGAATGCTAACTCATTGATTTTATTATGTTTCCTATATAACTAATGTAAAATAGTTAAAATAATGTTGTACAGGACAACCATAATCGCCTATAATATGCCCAACTTAGAAAGAAACCTTATAGGAGCGTTAAAAATGAAAGAAGAACATATCTTTAATGAATTACACAAACACCTTTGCTACGATGAATTGGTTGAACTTAACGAAGCAAAATATATGGCGGATTGGTCGGACGAAGACGAATTAGTGGAGTTGGTAAATGAACTTAACTGAATTTTTAAAACATCGTGAACTTTATACAGAAGACCCTGAAAACGGTAATATCCATCCAAAAGAAGGTTTCGTTTTCCAGGTTGGACAATTTAAATTTCAACGTGAAATTGAAAGTAAATCAAACGGTGGTTATTGTAACTGGTATGGTCGATGTAATGATTATAAATACACTATCAAGGAAACAGATGAAATCGAAATTATCGTAGACCCTTTATTGATTGATTGTTCCGTTAGAATAACTACAAATCATACAGACAAATGGTATATTCATGGGTCAGATAAAAAAGAAGCGTTAGCAGTCATAGATGATTCAATGGACGAAACCGTAATTGAATTCCTATATAATAAGTTTCATGCAACTGATATTGATTACTCTTATAGTAGAAGTACAATTACTTTCAAGATTCATTTACTATGTGTATTCGAAGAAAGAATGTTTAATTTAATTGAGTTTGGATTAATAACACAGGAACAGTTCATTATTTGGTTGAAGAATAATTATGGTTAGGTCGGACAAATGGTTCTTTAGTTGGTTAGGAACATACATTGTCACATCAATAGTCGTTGCTTATTTCAACTTATTTGATCCGATGATTGTGACCAATGTCTTTTTAGTTGGAATTTCGTTACCAATTTAACTAATATTGGTCATAATGATTATTTATGGAGAGTGATGAAATGAAAGGTAAAGTTTATGTGAATGGTGGTTTTATTAAACGTTGGATAGTAGTTAAAAGTAATGAAACTGATTTAAAACCATATTATAATTTATTTGATCGATCGACATATATCGGAACATTTGCATATCTTAATCAAGTTATTAAAAAGATATGTGAATTAGATGATACTGTAAGCGATTTAATTCAAAAAGTTGAAGTAATTTTCCCTGATGAGATAAAAACTAAAATGGAAACAACATCTGTAACTCAATTCTTTAGAGCAGAAAAATTAGAAACTATCGGTCAAGTAGTTAAACATAATAATGGTACTATCATCAATCAAGGGCAAGATGTAGATGGTTACTGGTGTGTTTATTCATTACCAAGTCCTACGTTTGGAGGAACAACTAAAATTAAAATAGAATTTGAAATTGATTTTAGTAAGTTACCAGATCAATATCAATATATTTCATTTGATGCTTTTAATGGTGAATTGGTTTATCATGAAAATGAACCAACTATTGTAAAAGAAGGTTGGGTTCAACATGCTACAGTTGGCAAAACGCTAAATATTTTAACGATTGTCAAGAAATTATTGGAACATCTAAAATTTGGAAAAGAGGACAAGATGGTATCAGTTAAACATATAGAAACGTTATTAGATATTGGAGAAAACGGTTCTCCATATTATATCACCAGATACGAAGATTCCGAAAGAATCACATATTATGAACTCAATGAAACCAACTACAATTATTATAAGTCAGAACAAACATGGAAAATATTAAAGAATGGTAACTGGATAGAAACAACTAAACCAGAAGTTGAATATAAATATCAACAAATTAAGGACCGACTATGAACGATATTTTAATGGATGTTCCATTTAATACAAGTAAAACATTTATCACTGCTGTATCCCCAATTTCAAACTGTCAATTCTATGTACCTATTAAAGAAGGTGCATCTGATGCTTTTATCGAACATCAAAAACAAAAGTTAAAAGATAAGCTTGAATCTATAGACTCGTTTCATTATAAGGATTAACATGAAAAAATTATTAATTATTCTTCCGTTATTATACCATTCGGCTTTCGCAGATATAATTCCACCTAGAGGAGCAGTCGACGTTAATATAACTCAAGAAAATATTAAACATACTGTTTGTGTACCTGGTTATACTAAAACAGTTAGACCATCGTCTAGTTACACTAATAAATTGAAAGTTAATCAGTTAATATTATCATTAGATAAGAATGTTGCTCATTTCGAGGAAGATCATTTGATTCCACTTGCGGTTGGTGGACATCCAAAGGACATTAATAACTTATGGCCACAACCTAGGTCTGGTGAATGGAATGCACAAAAGAAAGATATTTTAGAATCATTTGTTCACCGTGAAATGTGTAAGGGTAGATTTACATTAATAGGTGCACAAGATATTTTCAAGAAAAATTGGATAGATGGTTATAAAAAATACATTAAGTCTAAAGTGAAATTGGAACATGTAGACTAGGAAAATTATGAAAAAATTATTATTGTTACTATTAACTTCTAATGCGTTTGCCCATGATTATGTAGATATTGAAATTAATACTACTATTAGAAATAATCGTATGATGGAACGTCGCATTTTACGAGATGTAGAGTTATATGGTAATTGGTACGATAGACAAGAAGCAAGAGAATTTGTACGGGAAGAAGAACGGAATAATCGTTCATTGAAACAAGAAATCATTTATGATGAAATTAAATTATGGAATGGTTACTATAGATGAGACCAGAAATTAAAGTAGACATTAAACGAACCGATCAATATAAAGACATCGAACAGTTATTGACTTTACGAAGAAAAGAAGGTTGGGAACTAGAACATTTCACGAGTAGCAATGCAAGCGTACACACGTTTGTCTTTAAAAGAAGAACAAGTTGGTTTAAACAGTTATTATGGTGGAAGAAATAATTATTATTTCTAGAAAGTGTCATTAATTAAATATAAAATTACAATTCAAAAGGAAAATTACATTATGAAAGTACAATTAACAAGCAATCTTTACAATATCGATTCTGTTTTTGGAAATTTATTAGTACAGCAAATTAATACAACTAAAATTCCAGTCATCAATAAATATCCTAAAGATACTTATAATATCGAACAAGAATACATCGTTTCCTATGTAGAAAGCGCAACTGTAGAAGATGGATTAGTTTTTATTGAATTATCCGTTAATGATATATTCGATCAAACCGACAAATTTACTCCAGTATTAAATAACGATGAAACCGTTATCATCGCCGTAAAACATTCAACAATGTAAACTTTAATATACAATTTAGAAAAACCAATAGGAGAAAATTCCTATTGGTTTCTTTGTATCCGTTCATATACAATTTAGTTAAAAGTTACTGCTCATAAACACGGCAGTGTTTAGTATTTACGAAGTAAATACGCTTGTTGCTTTTGTCCAAGTATGTTTTGGTTTGGTTATTACCTTTTACCCTAGTGGTTCACGAAAAGCAACAAGCGTATTTACTTCGTAAATACTAAACACTGCCGTGTTTATGAGCAGTAACTTTTAACTAAATGTTTTACCTAGCGGTTCATGAGACTGTCTAGGACGTCCTGGACGTCCAAGAACACGAGACTAGCAGAGACTTACCCAGACGCCAACCCGAACCGCCACGACTTATTTAAGGATTTTCTTGGACCACAAAATAAACCTGGACATTTTTAAAAAACAGTTTATAATCGCTACATACTAACTTATTAGAGAGGATTTAAAATGATTTCATTGAATAGATATTTATCGGTTGCAGTAGCATTTGCTAAATTGAATAATTCATCGAGTATTACAAGTTTAATTATCGATCAAACAAACTTTTTCTTTGAGTTAAAACGGACACCTGGACTAATTTATGATTGGATGAAAACAAATCGTGTTTCTAATGGAAAATATAGAATACCTACGGACGTTCCTGAATGTATTCTACCAGATGATATTTCAACGGATTTTGGTTGTAATATTAGAATTCAATTAAATAGAGCAACTAAAAATAAAGGTGCTATTATTATCTTCTTAAACAATGAAGAACGTAGAATTTCTAATGAAACAGCAGAAAAAGTTTTGGTAATTTTAGATTCAATTAAACCAGAATTACGATTAACAATTCAGAATATGTGTATACAATCTTACGATAATTTAATGAAAGTTGCCAACGTTAAATTCTAAAAATTAAAACCCTTTATAGATGATAATTAAACACTATAAAGGGTTTACTGTATGTGAAATTTACAAGATAATCACCACTAACGCTGTCTAAATCATTTTCGTTAATGTTTACCTGGACAATTTAATTATAACATGGTAAACAACATAAAAATAAAAACATTACTTTGTTCGATTTTACTTTGTAGTGTCGTAGTGGTATAATAACCAAGTGGTGGCTGAAGTAGGGTAGAGCGGGTTAATAATATTTTCAGTTGGTTTCTTATGATCTCTTGAAACTAATTTATAATTTAGGACAATTAAAATGAATGTACTTATTGCAACTTCTAATGAACAACAAAAAGCGGCTATCGTATCCAACTCTAATATCTTATTAGTTGCCGCTGGAGCTGGAAGCGGGAAAACAAGTGTTTTAACAAAACGTATCGCTTATCAAATTAAAGTTAATGGTATTCAACAACATCAAATATTGGCTATTACCTTCACAAATAAAGCAGCAAATGAAATGAAGGAACGAATTACACATTTATTAGAACAAGATACATCCAAGATGTGGATTGGAACATTTCACGGAATATCCAATAGAATCCTCCGTTATAATTCAGAAGCAGCCAATCTAAACAAAGATTTTCTTGTATTGGATTCTAACGATCAATATAAAGTCATTAAACAACTTTTAATTGACCAAGGTATCAACCAAGATATTATTAATCCTAAAGATTTGCAGAAATATATTAATAAACAAAAAGAAGCTGGTTTACGGTTTAAAGATATTAAAGAAGATTTATATAATAAACATTTACTTAAACACTATAAAGAATATGAAAAACTTTGTTTTAAAAATTCAATTGTGGATTTCTGTGAACTAATGTTACGATCCTTTGAATTGTTACGGGATAACGACAACATTAGAAATAAATATCAAGAACAGTTTAAACACATTTTAACGGATGAATTCCAAGATACTAATATTCTTCAATATCAATGGATTAAACAACTATATAATCCACAAAATAATTTATTCTGTGTTGCAGATAGTAATCAATCAATTTATAAATTTAGAGGAAGCCGTCCAGAGAATATAGACTTGTTTAAACGCGAATTCCCTAACCACGAATTCATTAAACTAGAACAAAACTATCGGTCAACTGGTAATATACTTAAAGCTGCAAACTCAGTTATCAAAAATAATAAATCAGATGATGGAAAGATTCTAAGAACAGATTCACAAGATGGTGATAAAATTATTATTTACCCGGCAACCGACGATAGAGCAGAATCCAAGTTTATTATCCAACGTATCCTAGAATTAAAACAACAATATAAACTTAAAGACTTTGCTATCCTTTATCGTACAAATGCACAATCACGTCAGTTTGAAGAAGACTTAATGGAAAAATCTATCCTGTATAAAGTACATGGTGGTTTACGTTTCTATGATAGAGCAGAAATCAAAAATGCATTGGGATTTATCCGATTGGTAAATAACCATCATGACGATATTTCATTTAGTCGAATATACAATACACCAACTAGAGGAATTGGTAATACTACATTTAATTCAATTAGAGATTATGCAAATAATAACCAAGTATCATATTGGGATGCATCTATAGCGTTAATAAAAGAACAATCATTACCAAATAGAGCTTCTACTGCATTATATAGATTTATTAACTTAATTGAATCATTATCCGTAGTTGAAAAATCAACATTAACAAATGCAGTTGAATATATAATTTTACATTCTGGGTTACTTACATTTTATAAAGAAGACAGATTAGAAAAAAGCGAAGAAAAATTAGAAAATCTTAAAGAGTTAGTTTCTGCAGCAACTAAATTTAATGGTACACTTACTGAATTCTTAGATCATTCGGTATTAGAATCCAATGATGATAATGATGAATCTGATTATATTCAACTAATGACATTACATACAAGTAAAGGTTTAGAATTTCCTGTGGTATTCCTAGTGGGATTAGAAGAAAATTTATTTCCTAGCGGGATGGCAAAAACGGATACAGACATAGAAGAAGAAAGACGTTTGATGTATGTTGGTATCACTAGAGCAATGAAAAAATTATTTATTACCTATGCATATAAACGGATGCTATTTGGTAAAATTCAAATGTTAGATTCCAGTAGATTCTTACGGGAAATTCCAAATGAAATTATCGATAACCTAAAGGTAGCCAAAAAACCAGATATTCAACAATATAGACCACAAACTAGAATTGCATTAAATACCCATCATAATTCTAAATACAAAAGTGGTCAAATTATAGAACATACGACTTTTGGTAAAGGTAAAATTTTAGAGTTAAAAGGTGAAACCGATAAAGAATCTGCACTCATTCAATTCAACAGCGGTAATAAATGGTTGATGACTTCTTACCTATAAAGTTTATATAATAAGAAACCCCTTTTGGATAAATTCCTTAGGGGTTTCTTATGTTTACTATAAAATAGTTATTAAAAGTTTAAATAATAAAAACTATAACAATCGAAGATTACAATGGCTAGATATACAGATTTAGATTTAACATTCATTCCAAATCCATCGGCTCATGATAGAACACCAGGTATTGGTACTATTTCTTTCTTTGATGGTTCTTCCATAGTAACAGGAAATACCACCGATTTCACCAGATATTTGAATGTTGACTACAACTTATATGTAACCAATACATTCATCGGTAAAATCAAATCAATAGAATCCGATACGTCCTTAACATTATACTCACCAGCTAAATTGACTGGTTCTACCGACATTTATGATAATTATATTGTACCAGATTCATCTGTAGCCAATATAGTTAGGTCAACATTTACAGATTTATCCACGGATTTCCAATTTAATGTGTTTTCTTCTGCTTCTGGAAGTGAAGGTTCCAACATTAGATTCGATATTTATACTAATTATCCGTTATTCGTAGATACAGAAAAAAGTAATAGACTTTCTTTATTCGATGATCCTTACATACCAGTCCAATACAGCATAAAAGGTATAGATACATTCGATGTAGCTGGTGAATATGATAGGAACGATCCTTTCGTTATAAACATTTCAGATACATTAAATGGAATACTGACATTTAATGTATCCGTGGATTATCCTGATGATGGGTTTTATCATGCATTCATAGAATTACAGACAACTATAGATAACGAAGTAGAAGTCATGGAAAGAGCAGTCATCGAATTTTATATAGATGGAATTACATTAGCATCGTCTAATAATAATTTCACTTACGCAAAACCAGCGGATGTTTCTATTAAAACAGATATTAATGCAATAAAAACAGCGATTAAACATATCGTATTAACATCTAAATTCGAACGGCCATATAACGCAAGGTTCGGTACTAATGTATCGAATATGTTCTTTGAATTCTCATCTGCTTATTCTATGATGGTTAAACGTTCTATTGAAATCGCGATTAGTGAATATGAACCTAGGGTAACTCTTAATAATGTAACTGTTACCACGACGGAATATAACGAGGCCATCGTGACAATTACATTCACCATGATAAACACCGACGTACCTTATACATTTAATCTAACATTGGAGCGTACAAGATAATGGATAATAAACAAATTATAGTATCCGAACTGGATTTCGTGAATATAAAGGAAAGCCTGAAAAACTTTCTTAAAGGACAGAGTACATTATCGGATTACGATTTCGAAGGCTCTAGTTTAAATGTATTGATGGATGTCCTTTCTTATAATACACACTACAACGCTTTATATACAAACTTAGCACTTAATGAATCGTTTATAGATTCTGCAACCAAAAGGGAATCCGTGGTTTCATTAGCTGGTATGTTGGGCTATGTACCGAGGTCCGCAAGGACATCAACCGCGATAGTAGATGTTTTAGTTGGAGTTGGTAATTCTACAGAGCCATTTATTACATTACCAAAATTCACTAAATTTTCTTCTTCTAAAGACGGAACAGTATATTCTTTTTACAATACAGAACATACAACATTAGTGAACGAAGGTGGTGTATTTATAGCGAGAAACGTAGAAATAAAAGAAGGTACAGTTAATATAGAATCTTATGCGGTTACCGATATTAGCAAATACTACATTTCTAATGCCAATTCCGATTTAAGTACATTGACCGTTTCTGTTAGGGAATCCTATAGTTCATCGAATTATACGACTTATAGGTTAGCAACAGATATATTAAACATTAAACCAGATGATTTAGTTTATTACCTAAAAGAAATCTATGATAATAAATTCGAAGTGTATTTTGGAAATGATAAAATTGGTAAATCATTATCTAATGGTAACATCGTTACTTTATCATATTTCATTTCTAATAAATCTAAAGCGAATGGTATACAAAAATTTACATGCGATAATTTAGGTGGTGCGACTTCTGTTAGGACTATTCAAATGTCTATGGGTGGTGACGAACCAGAAACGATAGATACAATTAAATTAAACGCACCAAGATTATTCAATGCGGTTAATAGAGCAGTTACCGCGGATGATTATCAAGCGGTTTTATTGAATAAATATCCTAATATAGATTATATCAATGTTTGGGGTGGACAAGACAATGTACCACCAATATACGGCAAAGTTTTCTTTTGTATTAAACCTAAAACTGGGTTACAATTGTCACCAATAGAAAAAGAACATATCAGATTAGACATCATAAAAACTCGAAATATGATTGGTATCACTCCAGTTTTTATAGATCCAAATTTCATTGATTTAGAAATAAAGTCAACTATTTATTTCGATCCAAATAAAACAATTAAACAATCTGGTGACATTAAACAATTATGTACAAACGCGATAGTTTCTTATAATGATAATGAATTGAAACAGTTTAATTCTATTTTCCGTTATTCTAAATTTACGAGTAATTTGGATTCTATAGATACAGCGATATTAAGTAATATCACCGTTATTTTGATGAGAAGAAGTGTAACTGTAAAATATAATTCTAATACACCTTATGTAGTGGAAACATTTAATCCGATTTATAATTCCAACGTACCTTCGGAAGCAGTTACATCAACTGGCATTTACTTGGTTGGTGATCCAAATTTATATTTCGTGGAAGATGATGGTATTGGAAATATCAGAAGATATAGTTTAAATGCAGATAACGTAAGGATATACACAAACGGATATTGTGGAACGGTTAATTATTCTACTGGTGTAATTAAATTAACGGATTTGATTATTACAAGAGTAGACAATAATTTATTCGAACTTATCATTAAACCAGCGTCCAATGATGTTATCACTACTATGAATAACATCGTACAAATCAATTTAGATAAAATAACAGTCGATGTAATTTCACAAACTTCTGGTACTAAAAATTATATATTCACAGCGAGTAGATGATCATGGATAAAACACTTATTTCCTCCATCATTAGATCTCAATTCCCTAATTTCGCGTTACCAGATTATGCTCAGTTTATTAAATTTGTAGAATTATATTACCAGTTCGTAGAAAAGAATGATTTTAGAAATTATAAAAATGTACATGATATAGATGAAAACATTGATATATTCTTAACTCATATCAAAACCGAATTAGGATTGAATATTCCACATGTTTCTAATAAAGACGATAAATTTCTATTGAAACATATCAAAGATTTTTATTCTACTAAAGGAACAGAAGAATCGTTTCGTATTTTATTTCGTCATTTATTCAACGAAGAAATAGAAATTGTTTATCCGCAAGATTCCATTTTAAAGGCGTCAAACGGGAAATGGAACCAAGAAATTTCTGTTGTGATAAATTCTAATTCTTCTACGGATGCATTTTCTTTAGTTGGTAATTTCATTCAACTTAGAGTAGATGATATAATAATAGAAAATGCCAAACCAAAAGCCATAACGAAGAATACATTTAATGTATTCGTCAATAGGGTGAAATATATAACTGGTGGACAATATGAAATTTTCCTTGATAAATTTTATTACGATGCTTTAAATTCACATTCCTATATAGTATTCAATAATTTAGAATTTCAGATTCAACCCACAATAGGTTATTCGCCCGAGAAGTCTACACTAGATAGAAATTCTATTAAAATTATCAAACCAGGTTCTAAATTTAAAGTTGGTACAATTTATAATTTGGTTTCTACACAGGGCAACGGCGCATCCATTAAAATTACATCAACAGATGAAAATGGTGGAATTAAAACTGCGGAATTAGTCACGTTTGGACATGGTTACATAGATGATTTTTATGAAACGATTATTTCCACAACT